AAATGATTTAGTGGACGCGCAGCTTAATGTCTTTATTGTTGCCTCACGAGGCACTCATACAACATTGGCAATACGCTATTATGCTCGTCACCAAGTTAATGGAGATTGGCATGAACTTCCATTCCGAAACGATGGTACGGGAGTAATTGCGTCAGTTCCAACAACGATTGATGCGACTACCCCTGCTAGATTCGTTGATAGTTTGCCCCTCCCAGCTTGTGTAGCCTTTAAGGTAACAGCTCAAGGAGTGGGTGGAGCTGGTGGTTCTATTACTGCGTCGAGAGCAGTTCCTGGTGGAGCTGCTGTGCCATCAACACCTAGCGGTGGTGGTCTTTCTAGAACTGAAATGGGTGCTCTATTTGGCGCTGGAGGAATGGCGGGTCGTCGTGTTATGGCTGCTGGAGAAGGCGGCGAGCGCGGCGTAAGACGTGGTTATAGTCCAGAAGTCGAAGCTGCAGCAGCACAAGCTAGAATAGCCACGCGTGGTCGTTTTCTAAATCAAGGGCAATTCGGTCCAAACATTCCTGGTTACAGTCCAGAAGTCGAAGCTGCTGCAGCGCAAGCTAAAATTGCAACTCGCGGCAGATTTTTAAATCAGGGACAATTCGGACCCAATCTTCCGCCACCAACAGATTACGGCAGTTCGGATGCAGCATACAGAGCGCAAGAAGAAGCTGCAGCAGCAAGCGCAGCAACGGGCGCTGGTGGAATTATATCAACTGCAGATGAAGTTCAAAGAGACGCGGCTGCGACTGACAAAATTCTTAGTAAGTTTAACGCTCAGAGAGTAGCTGATAAAGAGGCAGCTGCTGCAGCTGCCGTAGATCCTGAAACAGTTGGCGCGTTTGATGCTAAAAAATGGTCGGAGGAAAGACAAAGAGGTTGGCTAAATGCACCAGAAAATGCTGATTCTTTAAAGTGGGCGGAGCAGCAAAAAGCAAAAATGGATGCTGAACGAGCATCAATGGATGCTGAAGCTGTGGGTGGTGTGACTGGTTTTGACGCTAGAGCTTGGGCTGCTAAAACTAATGCTGATGCGGAACAAAGAAGAAGAGATGCAGAAGTAGTTGCTTCTCAAACTGGAGCAGGTGGATTTACAGAGGGAAGCTCTCAAGCTGCTATAGATGCTGCTCTAGCTGCTAAAGCAAAAGGTCCATTGGTTCCTATGGTAGATCCTACAACTAGTGGTGAAGCTGCTTCTAGACTTAATATATCAGCGATGGAAACAGAAGCATTTAGAATGAGATCGTATCAGGCTGAAACAAATCCAGCCAGCGCTATGCAACAAGGTTTTGCTGGTAGTGGTGCTAATGAAGGTTTTGGAACTATTCAGAGCGGACCAGCTCTAGCGCCAGCAGATTTAATGAGATCTTATTTCGGCGACCAAATAAACATACCATAAAAAAGGGGAGCCGAAGCTCCCCAGTTTATTAATTGTTCACCAGCTTGTTGAAGAATGCCAAACTTTCATCGTCGTCATCCTCATCAAACTTCTGAGCTGGTGCATCCTTCGTCTTAAACTTCGGAGCTGCAGCCTCTTCCTTCCAAGGAAGATCCTCATCAGTGTCATTTTTAGCAGCAGTAGCACGAGCGGCAGCGGGCGCGACCTTACCACCCTCATCAAGTCCGAGAACCTTGTAGAGCTTCGCCTTCAACTCATCATAAGACTTGAAGTTGCTCGGCGCAAGAAATTCCTGCAGCGAATGTTCGCTCTTCCAAATACGCTCGAGTTCGGAGTCGTCGTCGAGTAGAGGACCAGTCGAGGCAAACTCTGACTTGTCGTAGTTGCGATAGCCCTCAACGTTGCGGATCTTGAGCTTGAAGTTAGCGCCAGTCCACAGGTCAAACGGATTCATCGCATCCTCGTCAGCAAACTGAGGGTTCATAGCCTCATTGAGCTTGTCGAAGATCTTCTTGCCATACTTGAAGAGAAATACCTTACCCTCGTTCTCAGGGTTCAACTGGTCAGTAATGACGTAGATATTGCTTACGAAGTGGAGCTTGCGCTTCTGCTTGCGAGCAATTTCCTTGTCGGAGTCAAGACCAGAGTTCCAGAGCATCGTGTTGTATTCACCAACAGGATCGGTCTTGCCAATTGTGGTCAGCGAGTTCTCGATGTACCAAGAACCAGTCGGACCCTTGAAGCCATGTTCGAACATGCGAATGAACGGAACATCTTCGTTGCCTGGAGCGGGGAGGAAGCGAATTACGGCGTAGCCATTGCCAGCCTTGTCAACGCTAGGATACCAGAAACGCTCGTCTTTCTTGGACTCGCCCTGGGTATTGAACTTGTTAAGTTCTGCGGTAAGAGCTTCGAGTGACTTGTTGCCACGCATCTGCTTGAGTTTTGCAAAATCTACCATCGTATTCTCCGTATTGTTTGTATTGATCGTATAGTTGGACAGTGTAACGTCCAACTGTATTTAGTATACGTGTATTACCAATATAAGTCAACGGCTGTTTTTTGTTTTTTTGTAATCTATGAAACGAACGTACAGCCCACGTTCTCTTCCATATGCCTCTATTTCCCATGGATGGTCCCAATAATCAATTCTGTCTTCATCATATACTTGACCCTTCCACTTTATGCTCTTTACTCGAGCATAATCTTTCAACTCGCCTCTTGCATATTGTTTTAAATGCACCATTTCGTGGGCGAGTGCAGTAAGACAGGCTTTCTTACTAAGATTTGGATTTAACGAAATGGTAAACTTCTTTAGCGGACCCTCGTCTGGATGATAGAGACAAAACCCATAAAGATCTTGTCCTACATCTGGGTCTTTAAAATCAATAATTAACTCGATATTGTGATATATTCTTTCACCTAGCAGCTTGCGCCCATACCAGCGAGCTGCTTCCTTACATAAACTTGGAGGTATATTTCCTGGTCTACCTTTTGTCTTTATATACATCAGCGCCTCCCGTTGGAGTCAAAGAGGCAACCTCGCCCCTCGCTTTAGAATATTTAGGTTCTCTGCTTCTTCCTGCAATTTAGATTTAAAAACTGGATCTTTTTTAATAAAAGAAGCTACGTATTCCACCTCAATTTTATTCTTTTCACACCAGTGAATGACAGCGTCAATATACTCGATGCCACGATTAGTGCAAAGATACTCGATTTCAGTGATAAACTTTTGACCGTCGAAAAGAATCATTCTTGGGCTTCCATAATGCTCTTAAAGATTTGAAATGGGCTTTCTTCGACTTCCCAAATATCGCCTTTCGGACCACCATATATGCAAGTGCGAAGACTACCGCCCTCTACAGAAGGGTATTCATAAACAGAAATAATATGGTCCATATTCAGCCAGATCGGCATACCTTTATGATTATCAGCGATGTTTGTTAGCTTGATGAACTTCTTTTTCATCCACAAACCCTACGCTCGCGAAGACCATATGGTGTGCGATCCCAAGTCGTATAGCAATGCACTCGACCACGATAACGATATGGTCTAGCGTAAGGATATGTATTAGGATAAGCTGAAGGAAGCGGATAGGTTACTGGCGCAACTGGTCTGTATACGGTTGTCGTAGTTGCCGAACAACCAGCAAGACCTAATGCTGCCAAAGATATTACTAGAAGTTTCTTCATCATATACTCCTGAAATGGCGATCACTATTGGATTCGAACCAATGACCCACAGCTTAGAAGGCTGTTGCTCTATCCAACTGAGCTAAGTGACCATAGGTAAGGGTGGGAGGCTTCTGTTCCCAAGCGCCTCCCGTGCTCGTTCACGCAGCTAGTGCGTAAGATGGGGCAAAGTTATCGTTTGCACCTAGAGTTTGCTTTTGGTCTCTTCGTACCTTTACTACGTCCGTCGATCCTATTTCGCCCCCATCAAAGATACACTAGTTTGGATTCGAACCTTGTTCTAGTCTTGTCGATCTGCGCTTCCCACAGTGCTGACCAGTGTATCTATGGTGGAGGCGGCGAGTACTGCCCCCGCGTCCGATCCGTCTATTCCTTACGCCTCAACGACCTAAGCATAGTATTTATCATAGCCCATACAATATTAAAAGTCAATCCTTTTTATTGTACATCCGATAATGATCGCCACATGTGCTGCGGTATCCACCATCTGGAGTTGGCCAACCAGTGCTAATCTCATTGTAACAATTTGGCTCGTCGCAGCAACTCAAGATCTTTTTTAGCTTATCGTAATCAGCAGCAGCTAATGCTTCGCGTGCAGCAGGAACAGTATCCAAATCAAACTCATTGCTGATAGTCATACCATCAGAGCAGAGAGGAGCATATGCTTCTGGTCCAAAGCCCAAACGATCATAAATCAAATAGCGATATGAACCACCTTCCTTAGCATGTTCAACAATGTGTTTCATAACCCATTGAGTGATGGCTATTTTCAATTCGTGATCGCATTCATCAACCATCTTAGCATATTCAGCATCAATTTGCTGGAATGCTTCTCGTAAATTATCGAGTATCTCAGATAAGTTTTTCTTTTCAGTCATCACTTCACTCATTAGTAACGAGACCAGCTTTCACCTTAGAAATGTCTACGTTCTCAACAGGAATAGCCAACCAATCGCTCAATGCTGGCTGACCATCTTCACCAACGATCATCTTCCTAATCTGAATCTCATAAGAGACAGGCATCAGCTGTGCCTTTGGTTTCGGAATAGTAACACCGTCCCACTCTGGCTCGACGTAATCCCAAAGATTCACCGCACGAATATCCGCAATCAAACTGTTCTGCATTTCACTCTCCAATTATACCTGCCAAATAACGACATGATAGACATAGCCACTATCGTCAACCACGGTGCGGAAGTATCGCGTGCCATCAGGTATTTCCTCGCCAGTTTGTACGTAGGATACTCGAGTGAATACACCTTCGGTTTCTTTGTCTTCCATAAACCATGCATAAATTTCGTTATGCTTCATACCAGCATGAAGTATTGCTCCTCGAAAAGCAACATAACCTTTGGTGACATGCGGAATAGGATCCGAACGAAGTACTCTCATTTATCTGCTCCAAGTGTGGTTGCAATCAGGACAACGCCACATCGTTGTGCGATCTTTCTCGATGCTATAGATACCAATCCTCTTACCCCAGCGACCTTTGGTTTCTGTAGCACCATACATCTCTGCGGTCTCAATCGCCTTACGACGGTCGCCATACTTGCGCAGGAATGTTTCGAAGATCAACTCGCCATCGAAGTCCATCTTGCAGTTCGGGCAGAAACCATGCTCGTTCATCACTTAACCCCAAAATGTTTTCTCAGGTCTTCGTTGATATCGTCCGCTATATTTGAATGATGAATGACATCATCTTCAATGATGAATGTGTTCCATTTAGAAATTCTATTCATACATTCTTTAATGATGTGCTCGGCAAACTCCTCAAGCTCACCATTAAGCTCATATCCTTCGATATAAGGAGAATAGAGACCATCATCCTTATCGTATTTCTTAAAGCCTGATTGGATTGCAAGTTCGTGGATTAGCTCTTCGTTCATCACATCACCCTCATAAGTACAGTGTTCTCGTTAATGCGGACTTGCAGAGGCTTGTTCGTCTTCAGTCCATCCATCATTTTTCTCAGTACTATTTTACCGCCATTGCGCAAGAAGTCAAGCGATTTCTCAGGGCTACGACCAGTTCCCTTACTGAAGGATGTTTTCTCGTCATATCCTGTGATGCTCGAACGATTGATCTGCAATCCTCCACGATCTAATGCGCGGAACACAGTAACAACCTTATACTTCGTATTAAAAGTCCACAGTTCCTGCGCACCAATGATCTTCTCGGGATTGATCGATGCGATCTTGAAGTTGTTATCTTCTTTCTGGTAGCGGAAATACTTGAGTCGCTTCTCGACAGAAACTGCTCGTGGCTTGCGTGGTGCTCGAGTTTTCTTCGTTACGTTGCTGTACTTCTCGGCATCCTCGATCAGCTTAGACATAAACAGGATACGCTCTTTGAGCTGCTTCTTAGTCAGGTGGGCGTACGCCTCTTTAAGCTGCTCACATTCGCCCTCAGAGGCTTCCAGAAGCTCCTGGAGCCATGGGCTGTAGTAAGCTATAATAGCCCCACAATAGGTTGCGGGGATCTCCTTAGCCTTTAGCCAGTCGTACAGAGAGAACTCCTCGCCGCTGTCGATCAGCTGCTCAATATCGCCGATGATATCGCTCTGGCGCTCGCGCATGCGCTCTTTGATCGAAACGACATTAGCCGTCGATTCTTCTGCTACTTCTTCCTTCTTATGTCCAACACGAGCGATGGATTCTTTTAGTTTTGACTCTAGGAACTTGGTCGCTTCGGGCTTAACCTTTGTCCCGCGACAAATGATGCGTGCGATCCAAGCAGCTGTCGTTGGGATCCACGCATCACTTAGTTTGTTAACGATAGTAATTTCTTTATGACGATTTTGGCTGAGGAGATAATCTTTTAGGAACTCTCTAGCCTCAGCTGTCGAACTCATGTTCGCGTACCAGCTTAACGCAAACGCAA